AGGACAAGCTCCCCCTTTATCTGGCTTTCTTTGAGTTTGTTCACAATGTCCGTCGACGCGGTAAGGCTTTATTGGCGTCGCTTTTAGCCGTTCTCGTAGCTCCTTGCAATCCATATTGAGCCTTAATTTATATAATCTCTATTGAATCATTGAGCTAGGTCACGGCGTTAGCGAACGACGACACGCTGCAGGAATCCTATGCAAACGCTCCTGGCGTAATGCGCAGTCATGTTGCTATCGCTGAACGGCGATTCTTTGAGGTTGATGGGCCCTCGGCTGGGGAGCTAGCGCCTCGTGCCTTCGGGAGTTCCAGGCACTGCCAGGGGCAGATGGCCCTTCCCTTCCTATCCGCCTTTCAGCGGTGCGGCACTCCGCCTTTTCCCGGCCATGTGGCCGGCAGCTCCCCAGCCGAGGGACCATCAACTGTAAACCGTTGCCATAGAGTATGAGCAACACAACGTATAAATAAAACCTCTTGACATCGACTGCACATGACCAGCCAATAGCCTAAATCCACATACATGCATCATCGGCTGATGGGCCCTCGGCTGGGGAGCTAGCGCCTCGCGCCTTCGGGAGTTCCAGGCACTGCCAGGGGCAGGTGGCCCTTCCCTTCCTATCCGCCTTTCAGCGGTACGGCACTCCGCCTTTTCCCGGCCATGTGGCCGGCAGCTCCCCAGCCGAGGGATCACCAGCAGAAACGGCTACCCTTAGAACAATCTGTCACTTTTATAATCCAAATGAATAGCTGCAAGGAAAACAGTCTCCAGTACAGGATAGGCTCTTATCCTTAATCCATAAGAACAACTCGTCTTAATTGTTACAGAAACGGACGATTCAAAGACTACAGTTTTCATACCAATTGTGCCATTAAATTCGAAGCTTGGAAATACGTAATTCAGATAGGCATTTCTTCCTGGGCTGGGATTGCTCTTCTCAATGATCTGTACTGAAAATTTGACCTTTACCATATTATTGGTATTGGCAAACATATAGACAGACAACTTTGTTATTTTACTGTTAGTTGGCAGGTTAATTGGTGCCCATCCCGCGTAAAGTGGGTCGCTAGGAGGGGATCCATTTACTGGATCCCAAACCAACATTTCAAAACCACCCCCAAATGGTTTTAGATCCGAATCAGGGAGCAGGGGAAATGGAACAGAAAGTGTTAGATTTTGGAGAGGAATAGCACCCGCAATTGGGCGACTGTATACCCCATCGTGACTATGTCCTGCTGCGCTGAACCTAATCTTCATTTCCTCAATCGCTGCATCACCTTTTATCTGCTCATTCCCCACCACATTCCAGCGCAACTGCCCACCCTTGGTTAGCGACTCGTCAAGGCGGTTACCAAGGGTGGCTTTCATACCCCGTGCATCGGTGATCTCATCTTCGATCTGGGCAAGGCTCAATCCAGTTCGCCGCAGGTCCGTGATCATATTTTTCTGGATCGACGCGTAACCCGCCAGGCGGTGCAGTTGTGCGAGAGGATAATAGACGTGCCCCGGTTTGTGTTTTTCATCTGGAACCACTGGCTGGGCACAGTTCTCTAGCACGCGCACTACCCACTCACGCTTTAGGCGCACACAGGTCTCAATGCCGATCTTTTCGTTGATCAAATTGGCATCATCTGTTGCATTTACCTCGCGCTCCCAAATGTCCAGGTAGACCAAGTCCATACGATCACTAGTCGGAGTAGTGATTAGGGGCAGTGGATCAATGCCCCAGCGTTCTGCTAGGCCTGATATCTGGTGTAGTTGCTGCAATTCATACATCAGATTAACTTCTTCGTTCAGCGCTTCCCAACCCTCAACTAGACAACGCCCGGCACCTTCGGGCGTTCCGTTATCGCCGCCGATGAGAAAGTTATTCGTGTCGGCTACGTAAACCACCACCCGCTCCCCGACGGCTCTTGTGATAACGGTTGCAACTTCAATGGCTGTTGCCGCCTCTATCCGTTTGAAATCAAGGCCACTTTCGAATGTTACTGTTCGTTGTACTGGATTCTGCTGACCCTTTTTTTGGATCTCGATAATCAACGTCATGCCATTAGCCAGAGTAAAGGGTTCATGCTTGCTGCCGTTGATGATTTTAGAAGTTGGCTTGCCTGTGTCAAAGCCTAGTACGGGTGCCGCGGTTGACCCGGCAGCGATGCTGATTGTGGAATCTTGATTAGGATAGAAAGCAATAGCACCAGGGTTCCCATTTACTGGTTGGATACGAAATCCATCATTGCCCGCCGGCACCCCATCACCCACAAACCACTTCAAAAACGCCTGGAGTTCAAAGCGGCGGATGTCCTCCATCTCATTCCAGTCGGCGTCGAGCAACGGCACGCCTTGCTGTAAGCGGACGCTGACATAGTGTTTGAGCTTCTCAAAGGTATTACGTGAGATGTTTGCCATGGTTGGCTCCTTATTATGCGGGCATTTCAGAAACTAAGCCGGATCACACGGACGAGCGTGTCAGTTTCAGCTTTGTAGATAACGCGGTGCCGTACATGATTCAGCATATAATCCGTGGTATTCGGCGGTTTACCAAAACGCATGCAGAGGGCAAATTCGCGCAGCGCACAGGCCGCTGCCTGCGGCTTTTCAGGATCGAGGGTAGCGGTGATCTCTAGGCGATGGCTCGGCTCATCTTGTACCTGATCATTTTTGTCAAGGTACTTTAGGGTAAGTTGCGGCCCTTCCTGAAGGAAGGCATCGTATGGCTTAATTAACTCTTGGTTATCGGGCAGGACCACATCAGGGCCTTTCGGTGTATCCCATTGCGCATCCCCTTCGGCGATCCGCAATATTAAATAGCGTGGCTGTGTAACAAGCAAGTGTGGATCTTGCTTGATAAATCCGGCCAGCAGCAGGCGACAGCTATCAACAATGGTGTTGGAAACCCAGCCGCTATCATAGACTATTTGCCCATTGGATCGCAGCAAGCGGTCGCGGTAGATGCCCTTGAGGCCGATCCCAATTTGTTCCATCATTTCCTCCTCGACTTTTATATCCGTACGCCGGGTACGGTACAACGGGTTATTGGTGACCGCATTGGGATCACCCGCCAAAGGTGAGACCCGATGGGGCCAGGCACGCAGCCAGGTCCAACCTTGCATGGTGTCCGTATAACTGTCCTGCGCACCCAGATACCGCTCGGTCGTAACACTGGTTAACGTGCTCGTCACAACCTCACCAATCTGGTGGCCGCCTGCTTTGTAATCGTACACTGCCTCGGTGACGACTGGCGGCTCAATAATAAAGACAAGGCGCACCTGGATGGGCAGGAATGGACGGAGAAAGTGTTCGATCAGCTTCTGGTTGCGCTCAATCTCCTGGCTATCTTCTGTGCTAGGCCGTAGATAGATGCCGACCGTGTCACGGGCATACCAGGTGGCATTGTTCGGTCCCCCGATTGGCCCGCGATCATAGGTGTAGGTCTCGAAATCAGTGAACTGCTTGCGCTGCACAATGCGGGCGGCATTGCGTGTATCCACTGTCGTACAGCCAGCATAGCGCGTATCCAGAGTTGTGGTGGCGCTATAGGTGGGACTGTGGTAGGTAATGCTCTCACTGGAGCGGTAGACAAGCAACAGTTCATTGCCCTTGGCGATTGGCAATGGCGCTCGCTGGGTGTAGGCACCCAAGGTCAGTTGCTCGGGCGTTCCCCAGGTGTGCTGCTCACCATCTGCCAGCGTGCAGTGCCAGATCGACCCACTGCCATCCCGGTTGGAACTCCAGAAAAGTTCGATATTGTTGCCGGTGACGATGGCGGCTGGCTCGCAATCGTCGGTATCGGATGGCACCAATGGCTGATAGACTTGGCTCCAATCATTATTTTCTTGCTTAATTCGATAGACAATTTGCCAGTGTTTTTGTCCGTCAGACGTCGGCTCGCGATGCGACCAGAAGACCCAGGGTCGTTTGTCTGGCCCGGCGAGAACAAACAGATGGCTCTCTGTGCCCAAAGCAGCGGTTGGGTTTACAGGAAAGTCGTTCGTCTGGCCCCACGACGTACCATTATACTGGCAATAACGGATCTGCCAACCCTGCGCACTCCGTTCCAGCCAAAAGAGCAACATATTATTGTTCACAGCTTCCACGATCCAGGGTTGTCGGCGTTCAATTGGATCGTCGAAGAGCTTCTTCTCCGACCAGACGCTCTTCTCCCGTGTATAGTAAACAATGCGCCAACGTTGCGCTGTCATATCATAGACATCCCAGAGGACGTGAAGCTTGCCGTCGCTAAAGAGAGCGGTTGGGTGTCGATTCATTTGCTGCTGACCAAATGCAGGCAGTCGTACACTTGGCGTCCAACCAGTCTCATCTGTATAGCTCTTGTAGCAGATTTCCCACTTCCCTTGGCGCAGGGTGTGATAAAAAAGCCAGAGCTGCCCGCTGTCGTCCTGTGTAGCCGAGGGGCGCCCCTCGTAGGCAAAGTCCAGTGACAGTGGCGCGGTAGGTTCTGACCAGCACTTGCCGTCCCACTGCTTGAGCCAAAGGTTGAGGCGTTCTGGTTGGTTGGAGAGAAAGACATTGTTGACAAATTCTTTGGCCCGACATTCCCAATCGGTTAAGCGTTTGACTGTCGCCTCGACCGTGGGGATAATGCCAATGGTTGCTTGGATGTAGGGGGCTGCGCGCAACTCGTTGCGTTGTTGCTGGAAATCGCGACGAAAATCGGTGCGCCAGCCAATCCAGTCGGCTAATAGGGGCAGCAGCCGCCCGTCGACGCGTGCCAAGTCGTAGAGTTGGGGTAGGGCGCGGGCCAGGCTGTAGAGTTGGTCAAGCTGGCCGCCGGTGAGTTCCAAGAAGCGCCGCAATTGGCCGTAGGAAGCCACCCTTTCCGCCATCGTGACCGGCAGCCCGGAGGGCAGTTGCGTATCATAACGCCGGTAAATGGTGGGCAGCAGATCGTACATCTGCCCAGCCAGGTTATAGGGGCCAGTGGCCATGGCGGCCACTCGATTGGCAGGGTCAAACAGATAGGCGCGCACGATCAGGGCTTTGTTACACAGTTCAATGGTGCGGAGGCGCTGTTGGCTGCGCTCAACAATTAACCATTTCTGGCCGCTCTCCGCAACTGTCAGCCGGGCATCCTGTGCGAGTTGCGGTTTTAGTTCATCCTGCAATGGTTTAGAAAGCAACTTGCTGTCTAGTTCTTCTTCTTGGCCTTCAGCTTTTGCAATATGCACATCTTCGGCGCAGGCCACAAAGAGCATGTAGTAGTAGACCGTCTCACCTTTCAAGCCAGTGACGCTGGTGCGTGGCACCTGCGTTTGACAGATCGTGCCATCGAAAGGCGAGTCAGGATAGTGGCCTTCACGACCAACGACGCATATCGTCTGCGCTTGGGCTGGATCGGTATAGTCCCAACTCAGATCAATCTGGTTGCCAGCGGGGTGAGGGATCGCGCGAATGTTTTTCAGCGGCATAGATCACTCGCTCTCCCCAGGTGTAACAACTTTGATTTTAATCCCATCCGCATAAGCGGCGCGTGGAATCTCGTGGGCAAATAAACCGATCCGTCCGGCCTCCGCTGGCTGCGGCTCCGGTCCCTCACGCTGGAATTCCTCGCTATAGATGCGAAAATCCTCAATATAGACATTGTTAACGCCATCAACCGCCTCAATGGCCTCGTAGAATTTGCTAAGGTAGATCGGCTTCCCAAAGTTGACCCTTTCAAATGCCAACAACTGGCTCGCAACGGCGCGGACGCGGGCGGCGACTGCTTCTCGGTCGTAGTAGCGCTCCACGCCGATTCGCGCGGTGACCGCAATCGGCACATAAGTCACCCCTGCGATCTCGATCCGCGTTGTGATCAGCCGTTTATCCTCGAAATAGGCAAGTAGGCCAGCGCGCAGGGTGTCGTTGATGTCACCGCCGCCCGCCGGCGCCACATGCAGCGTCACGACATTCCAGCTTGAAGCAACGGCCCGCACCTTGCCCACGCCTGGAAAGTTGAGCGCCAGCCCCTCGTAATCATCTTTGGTCACCGCCCGCTTACGGGCACGGAAGACGGTGGGAGCTTGGGCTACGGCATGGTCGATCGGTTCACGCTCCGCCCCCCCGGTGGCTAACTTGGTGTTCGTAACCGTTGCCCCAATCAGCGCCAATTGCGGCGCGTCCACAATCGTCGTAATTGCCCCTGCTGCGACATTGCCCTGTGCGCCGCCACCAACCCGATAGGTGGCGCTGAGCACCGCACCCTTGGGTGGAATCGCCCCAAACTCGCTATCCCCAAAGCAAACAACCGCTTGATCATTCTCGTCGATCTCTACAACAAAATCTGGTTGTAACGCTCGGCTAAAGGCTAAGGTCTCACGCAGGTTCCAAGGCTCGACTGTACCATCTGCGCGCTTGACGAGCAGAATAAGATCGTTGTTGGTCGCCTGCTCTTGGCTGGAAGGATGCAATATTAGGCGCGGGTGGGCCAAGGGGAAGCGTTGGTTCGGCTTGCCGGTCGAAACGCCCAGCCGTTCATTGAGCACCAAGCGGCCTTCTTCAACAGGGATGCCTGGCCGATCTTTTGAACTCGCTGTCTTGGGATCCGCAAATGGGTCAGGGCCGTAATAGCAATACTTGCGATTGCTTGCGGGATCGGTCGTTGTCGGCAGCTCCTTGCCAGCAATTTCGAACGCGTCGCCAGTATATTCAAAACGCACGCTGGGGCGGTCACGCTGACTCTTGGTGGCAAAAGCATTGCCCTTCTGGATGGTGACCTTCTCGTCATACGCTTTGGGTAACAGCAAGGTGAGCATGACCGAGGCTGGGGCGGCGGTACCCAGTTTATAACCGATCAACTGTAAATGTTGGATAATGCTGCGCCGCGTTTGGGCCGTGCCAAGAAAACTTTCGTTGGCAATGCGATCCTGATAGTAGCTCAGAATGTCGCCCATGTGGGCAAAGAGTTCGAGCAGCACGTTGCCAAAGTCAGCTTCGTCGGTGTAGTCGGTCCACTCTGGTAACAACTCAGGAATGCGCTCGCGCATTGCCTGGCGCAGGCTTTCGTCGTCGCGCGCCATATAGTCAATCACAGGGCGTCCATTCGTTTGTTTGATCTCGGCCATAATATACCTCTATTGAAAATGTAGGCGTACTGCCTGCTGTGCTAGATCGCGGCGCCGGGTATAGACAATTTCGACGGTGATCAACTCACCGTCTGCCTCCACACGCAGACCATCCACCTTGATCTCGTCGCCCAGCCAGCGCGCCAGCGCTTGGCCGATGGTAAATTCCATCGCCGTGGCCAGCACACTGTCGTTCGGCGCAAAGACCAGGTTGAACAAGCCACAGCCAAAGTCGGGCAGGTTCACCCGTTCGCCCGGTGCGGTGAAGAGCACTTGAATAATTTTCCCCCGTAACGCCTCATCACCGCCACTGGCACTGATGCGCCCATTGGTCACGGTGAAGGGAAACGGGAAGCTTATGGGGGCGATTCGGGTAGTTTCCATGTGATATGTCCTGTACCATCATCACTCTGTGTAAATAAAGTTTCAGTTTGTACCCCAACGAGCCCGACCGTGTGAAGATGCTCATGTCCGTCGATGGTGGTTGCCCCGGTATCGCCCTGTACGGTCGGGTGGATCGGGACGGTAGTTTTGATGTCGATAATTTTCATGTTCGTCGTCAAATAAGTGACGACTCCCGTAGCGATGGCGGTGGCCAGAGCATGCCAGCTTGGCTCGGCTTGCCGTACTGTATCGTCCAAATCTGGGCGTATAGCCGCCGGGATGGGCTGGAAAGCCGCCGTTAACTGTTCAGTAAGATGGATCTTTATCTGCTCAAAAATAGCCTGAGCCATCCCAGCGCACGCGTCATCAATTTCTTTTTGTGAAACAGGCATGATAGCACCTCACGGTTCGACCTTATGTTTTGAAAGTCGTACATCCAGGCTAAACGGTCCACTCGGCGGTGTTGTCGGCCCTCCCATGCTACTTGCCACATGTGTATGAGTCGAAAGCGAGATTAGGAAATTCTGAATACTGGTATTCAACTGATTGCCCAACACCATTGGTTCATTGGCCGATTCCGACCCAACTTTTACACCGCTGCTGTCAATAGCAATCAGCGACGACGCCCCCTGTTGTAGAATCGCTTTGTCTTCCGTCAGGCTCAGTTTGCTCTTATTGCTGCCCTCAGTGATTGTGATGCCGCTCTTATCTAGCGTGATTACATGGCCGTGCGTATATTCAATGATGGTAATCATCTCCTGGTCAGCAGCATCTTCAAACTGGATCGTATGGCCGGCCTTGGTCTTGATAATCTTGCGGGTCGGCGGGTCTTGCACCGCACTCTCTTCCGTCCCTGTGGCATCGTTTGGTTTGGGCAACTCGCTGTCACCGCTTGGCTTGCTCCAGAAGGTGCCGGTCCAGATCGGGAATTCCAGATCGCCCTCTTCAAATTCAACCCATACGCCAGCACCGACCTCGGGAATAAACAAGAAGCCTTGCCCCATGTCGCCGCCATAGGGCGCACAGGGCAGCGCCCAGCCGGTAACCACATCCCCACTCAACAGGCTGGGCACCCGCACTTTGAGCCGGCCCAACTGCTCTGGGTCGGCATTGTCAACCACGAAGCCACGATATTTACCGTAAAAACGGCGCTCAATCTTCTGCACTAGATCCGCAACGACTTTTTCCAAACTTCGCATATCGTTTGCCATTCTCTTAAGACTTGTCGTGAAACCGGCAGCGCTTGTTACTCGCCTTCCACGGCGGCAAAATTCTCTGACCCGCCTGGCATAAGAGCATTGCGTTTAACCCGAAAATGCTGGGTATAGCCCTCTGAGTCAAAGGTATGCGTCACATGGCTGACATAGTAGACCCCGCTGTAACGCTCGCCGACGCCCTTGATCGTCACCAAGCCGCGCGGTTTGAGGGCATGGCCGTAATTGTTTCCTTGAATCTCACCCTCACCCGTGACAAACCACTCGGCTTGGTGATAAAGCCCTTGACAAAGCGCCGTCATCTCTGGCAACCCGGTGGCAGCGGTCTGCCCAACGACGATCAGGCCAGGGTCAATGCCAGTCGCTAGGAGGCCAGTGACATCAGTTTGACCTAGCGCCGGTTGCTGGCTTGCGTTGACGGTGACACTGCGCACTTCTTTGCTCAGCCGGTCGATCTGCTGCATGGTCACGCTGGCCGGCAGCAAGGCATCGACTTCAAAGGTGAGCTGCCCAACATTCGTCTCATCGCCAAAATGGACAGCCAGCACCGGCTGGGGCGTAGCCGTTAATTGGGGCGAGCGAAAATAACCAGTCGTGCCCGCCACATAGCATTCAAAGCCATTCCGGGCGGCCAAGCGGCGCAGAAATTGCATGTCGCTTTCGCGCTGGATAATCGTCGAGATTGCTTCGTCGTGGATCACCTCGGTATCCTCGCTCTGCGGCGTCAGGGCATAGGCGTTGAAGATTTCAATTGCAATATCGCTGTCCTTTTTGTTTGGCCACGCTTTCAACTTCTCCTGGCGGTCAAGCAGCACGCTGCGGTCCATGCCCCAGATCTCCAGTGTACAGCGCGCCGGATCGGGATCGAACGCTGGCTGGAGCTGGGTAATATAGCCGTCGATCAACTCTTCTACCCCGTCCTCGAAGCCGGCCCGGATCGTCACCTGTTGCCAGACCGCAAGCCGTTTGTCATCCAGATAACGCCAGGCGCCCGCCGCCTCACGATCGAGCGTCAGACGCAGGCGAAACTGCGCCGCCAACTCGTCGTCTAGTTCCACCGCCAAGTCAAGCAGGTCGGGATAGAGATCGCTGACTTCCTGGCCTGCGATTGTGATGCTAAAAAGCTCGTGTTTCATAGATATCCTCACCCAAGCGCATTGGGCGGAATGATAATTTGCTGGCCGATGCGGTCGACGCGTTCTGGCTGACCAGCCGTAAGGCCTGAAAAGCCGTTGATCACTTGGCTTATCTGATCGGTGCTGACATTCAACTGATTAAAAGTCACCATAATGGCCCACGTATAGCGCTCTACGATCACCTCGCCTACGACCGCTTTTTCATTGATGACCTGCGTTTGCTGCTCGGCGACAAGTTGTCCTTCTTCCTGCATCTGGGCGGACTCAACGCCCACCGTTGCCCAGAGCAGGGCAAGCAGTTCACTCCAAGGTGGCGGACTCGTGAGGCCTGTCAACGTTAGCGGAAAGCGCACCGTGACCAATGGATCCTGGCCCAGCAGCGCCAGCGGCGACATGAATGCTGGGTTAGCGTCACAGATGCGCCACCATTTGCCCGGCTGCTGATAATATTTTTGCGCCAGGTTGTCCAGCCGATCCCCTTCCACCACGGTGTGGAAAAAGGCGCCGGGCGTTGCGGGTAGTGGGCGCACCGGCAGCGACTTCAGGATCCGACCGCTAGCATCTGTAGTCACCACTTCGGGTAGTTTGCGATAGCGCGAACCTTTGTTAAACATGAACTCACCTCGGAATCACGATATCGGACACATTGATCACTTTGGACATACCCTTCGTCACCAGATCTTCGCGGGCATTCAGGGAATACTTGTAGGCCGCATTCGGTCCTTCGATCACGGTCAGCGCCACCGTCACCGTAGCCCGTAATGGATAGAGCGCCATGTTGAACTCACTC